GGAGATGCCGGTGCCACTGTTAGCCGTGCTGGGCTGAATGTTGCCGCCGTCGGCGTAGCTGTACCAACTCTGGTTGAGAATGCTTGCATCGCCGATCACGATGCGGCCGCCCGGGGCGCCATGGCCGTGCGTTGGATCATTGACCCCGTGGTTGTGCGCCGGCATCTGCCCCGCGTTGAGCGTCTGCGTCTCCGCTCCGCCGGCGGCACCCAGCGTCGTGCCGGCGAGACCCGAGCCGCCGCTCGTGAGGCGTCCCGCGGCCCCGCCGCCCATATCGTCCTTGCCGGCCGGCACGCGGCCCCGCAGGTCGGGGACGTTGAACGTCGTGCTGCCGTCGCCCGCGCCGTAGGTGGTGCCGATCGCCGCGAAGAGGTCCGAATAGGTCGATCGCGAAACCGCCTGGCCGGAGCACAAGAGGAAGCCAGTGGGCGCCGTCGTGCCGGCGAACGGCAGCACGGTTCCGGACGGCACCAGACGCTGTTGCGCGATCGGGTTGTTGTAATCGCGGATCAGCACATTCACCCGCTCGGTGATCGAGCGCGTGTCGGCGGTTGGTGGCAGGGCAGGAAGGGCGGAAGCCGGTGTGGTCATTGCTGCCCCATCGGCCGGGCGTCGAGGTCGTCGATGCCTTGCATGTTCGACCACAGGTCGCCGGACTGCATGGTGGCCCGAACGCGGAAGTAGCGCCCGCTTCGATAGAGAGGCGCCATGCCGGCTGGCGTGAGACCGATGGGTGGACCATAGGCGGTCATGGCCTGTTGCGTTTCCCGCGCCCCGAGCAGGATCTGCGGATTGCCGCCGTCGATCAGCGGCCGGCAGCCCCGCACCACCGATCGCTGGCCGTTGCCAGGATTGAACTCGGTTGTCTCAACCGTCGCTGCGAGCGACGGGCCGGAGAACGACCCGCTCTTGTGGTTGGTGTCGAAGGCGAACAGCAGCAGCGAGACCGTGCCGCTCCAGAACGACGAATCGAGGGAATACGGCAGCGTGTCGATCGTGCCGAAGGGGTCGAGCTGGTCGAGCGTGTAGCCCTGCTGGCTGACGCCGCCGAAGACGATCTCGCAGGTCAACTGCGCGTGCGCCCATTTCTGGACGCGCCAGTTGTAGATCAGCAGCCGGTTGGGCGTGCCGTTGTTGCCGTTGGCCGGATAGGCGAAGACATAGAGCCCGCGCACCGGATCGATCGCCGCCGAGCTCCGGAAATGGTTGGTCTCGTCGAATTCCTTCCAGAAAAAGCGGTCGACCTTGCCGCGGCCGATCGGCGCGATCGTCTGGCCACCCTGGATCATATAGAAGCCGGACTTGTGCAGGAAAAACGCGAGGTCCGACACGGCCGCGAGGCTGTTCGGAATGCTGCAGCCGAGCTCGTTGGCGATCTTGTCGATGCGGAAGACGATCGGCGCCCCTTCGTAGGTCATGCGCCGCACGGCCGCTTCCTGGAAGATCAGGCCATACTCGCCGCCGACCAGGCCTGTCACGTTGCCGCCGTCCGGGAGGTCCTGGAAATCGGCCTGGTTGGCCGGGATCGAGCCCCACAGCTCGGCATTGTTGAGGCCCGACCATTGCACGCGTTGCGGCGTGGTGCCGAGCTTGCCCATCAGCACGAAGTCGCGGACCGTCGTGACGAAGGTCGCGACCGGCGGCGTGCCCAGGAGCGCTGTCCAGTTCGTGCCGACGCTGAGATCGAACTTTTGCGGGTTGTCGATGCCGTTCACGGCGAGCGCGATCGTGCCGAACTGGGTGAAACGCCAGTTGCCGTCGCCGCCGAGGCCATAGGCGATCTTAGCCGTGTTGGAAACCGGCGGCGTGCCGGCGGTTCCGGCGGCACCTGTATCGGTGAAAGTCGTGACCGCGCCGACGGCATAATAGACGTTCTCCGCACCGGTCGCCGTGCCGCGGTAGAGGCGATAGCCGGTGGCGCCAGAGACGGCGGCCCATGTCAACGTGTTGGAGCTCGTCGCGCCCGCGGTCGTGATCGATTGCTCGTTCGACTTCGTGGTTTCGCCGGCGGCCGTGAGCGCGGTGACGACGTAGAAGTAGGTGGCCGCCGCCAGCGTGCCGCCCGTCGTCGAGGTCGAGGGCGCGTTCTGCGCGGGGACCGAGGCAAGCCGCGTGACATCGTTCCAGGTCGTGCCCGACAGCAGATAGAGCTTGGTCACATCGCCTGCGAACATCATCGTCGCGCCCGCGGTCCCGCGGAACCAAGCAGCGCCCTGTGCCCGCGCCACCAAGGGGCTCGAAACACCGTTGAGCGCATTCAAGGGCGCATAGCTCTCCTCGGTCGGCACGACGTTCAACGCCTCGCGCGCCCACTGGCTGAGGTCCGGCATGTCGGGGCGCCATTCGGCGAAGGGGATGACGGTCATGGCGCCATCCCCGCCCGGATGCGGATGACCGGCACGCTCGACGCCGTGATGCGCTGCGTGCGCGCGTTGAGGCCGCCCACACCGGCATTGTAGAGCTGCAGGTAGCGCGCCGCGGCGCCTTCGTCCTGCGTGAAGATGGCGCCCTCGATCAGGCAGCCATAGAGGTAGGTGTCCGGATAGCTGCTCAGGATGGCATTGACGGTCGAACCAGCGGGCGTCGCGAGCGTCTGGTAGTAGCGCAGCGTCGCCGTGTAGGCGCCGGTACCAGGATCGGGGAAGACGCGGAAATTCGTGCCGCTGATGGCGATCAGGCGCGGCTGATCGGGCGTCGTCGACACATAGCCGTCGATCGTGCGCTGGCTCACGATCTGCAGCGGGGCATTCGGGCTGTTGAGCTGCGCGGAGATCAGCTCGAGGAAGCCCGTCGGCTGTGGCGTGACGGCCGTCAGCGCGAAATTGGCGTTGGCGGTCTCCATCTCGACGATGCGCAGCGGGTCGGAGCGCAGCGGATTGCCGGGATCGTCGGTCGCGTAGCCGTAGTAAATGCGGCGCTCGCAGTTCGCCAGGAAGTCATCGAAGCGGCCGTCGAGCAGTGTGTCACCAGGCCGCCCCGTCCATGACAGGACAGCCGCCCGGAGGCCGCCATAGGTGTTGATCTGGACGGTCATCAGATCGTTCCCCAATCGGTGCGCAGCCAGCGCCATTCGTTGCTGTTCAGGAGTGCGTCGACCTTGTCCTGATGGTCAGGGTTCCAGTAATCGACGCCGAGCTCATTGCGCCATTTCTCGACGATGATCAGCGGGATGCGCGCCACCATGCGGACATCGCGCTCGGCGTTGTAGGGATTGCAGTGGTTCTGGGCTTCCTTGTTGAGGTCGAGAATCGGCGCGGCGCGCTGGACCGTTTCCTGCGCCCAGTCGTTGCCGTCCTCATGCCACCACTTCGCAAGGCCGGTGGCGCGATCCCAACCAAGAAGCCGCTTCGTCATCGGTTTCTCGACTTGAAGAGGGTGATATGTTTCGACGTGCTTTCGGTCCGCCCCAAGCCGCCTCTCGGCCGCGCCGGCGGATCGCGGGTCTTGTCGGAAGGGAACGTGAATTTGGTTTTGTCCTTGCTGCCGGCGAGGGTCTCAGCCGGACTACGTCGCCCTGACGCTTTTTGCAGTTTGCGGGTCATCGGTAGGATCCTTTTGCTCGATGGATGGTGAGGTGGGAGGGTGTCTTCGCGGTCAGCCTTGCCATCACAGCACCTCGGCCTGGTCGCGCTTCGACAGGAACGCCGCCAGATCGGTGGAGACCTGCAGGCGTGTGCGCTTGTTCACCTTCGTCGGGTGCGGGCGCTCGAAATTCCCGAGCTCGTCGGCGCGGCCGGGACAGTCGCGCCATTCGACGATGGCGTTGCCGTCTTCGTCGAGCGGCAGGAAGACGTGATCGGCGGTAATCACGACCGTCTTCATCTCGGCTGATGCTTCGTCGGTCTTGCGGGCCATTTCGGCCTCCATGGTTAGAGAGGGGATCGGAAAGGGAGGGTTGGGCCCTCCCCGTCCATCAGGTTCAGAGCAGGTCGGCGACGATGCCGCTGCCGGCCTCGTTGCGGCTTTCGAGCGTGACTTCACCCACGAGGTGGAACTTTCGAGCGTCGCCGGTCTTGGCGAGCTCTTCCTTCTTCCACTTGCGCAGCCACAGCACGCGCCAGAGGGCGGGATCGATGACGCTGATCTCGCGACCGCGAACGAAACGCGACGCCGCGGCGGTGAACGTGCCGAAGTCCGACACGTAGCGATCGACGGCGCCCACGATCGTGGCCATCTTGCCCTTGGGTTCCTGGAACTGGGTGGCGATGCCGGTGAAGCCCGAGAAGTTCTGCTTCTCGCTGCCGCCCATCAGCAGCAGCGAAGGCCTGCCGCCCTGCGTCCATGCCGACTTGATGACGAGCTTGAGCAGCGCCTCGGTCGAGGTGCGCTGCGTGCCATCGGTCGGCGCCACGGTGTTGCCGGCCGAGAAGCCGCCCGAAGTGCCGCCGGTACCACGGGAGACG